CGCCACGGCAGGCTATACCGCCCCGCCGACCGCCTCGGACAACGCGACGGCGACCCTGCTCGCGGCTGAGACGACGCCGATCCGCAGCGACATCCGCAAGGTCAACGCCTACACGGTCAAGGGTTCCGGCACGCTGCTCGACCCGTGGGGTCCTGTGTGAGTGCATGGGGCCAGTCCTGGGGCCTGTCATGGGGCTCGGGATGGGGGCCGGTACAGAACAGCGTCTGGGGGAACTCGTGGGGGTTCTCTTGGGGCTTCTCGTGGAACGCGCAGGTCGTCGTCCCGGTCAACCTGCCGGGTGTCAACCTGCTCGGCGTGGGTGGTGGCGGCGGGTGGACAGGCCTCCCGAGGTACGGCGAGGAGCCGCCAGTTATCCGGCTGAATCCCTCGCTTCCGGGGTCGAAAGCGCTTAGACTTGGCGACACAGAGCAGCCGTTCGGGTCAGAGCAGGCCGTGAGGCTTTCGTCCCGTGGTGGACTCGGCGGCGCGGTCGGCAGGGTGCAGCGGGTGGTCCGGCCTTCGGTCGGTGTCGCCGCTGCGGGACTCGGTGGCCCGACACCTACGCCGGTACCGGGTGGCCCGGGTGGACGGCCAAGAGAGCCGGGAGACGTGAACCTCGTATGAAGACCGCCGCATGGCAGCGCAAGGCAGGGCAGAACCCGAAGGGCGGTCTGAACGAGGCCGGTCGCCGCTCTGCCAAGGCCGAGGGGATGAACCTCAAGGCCCCGGTGAAGTCAGGGGATAACCCGCGCCGCGCATCATTCTTGGCGCGAATGGGGAACATGCCCGGCCCGATGGTCGGGAAGGACGGCAAGCCGACCCGCCTCGCCCTCGCCCTCAAGGCATGGGGAGCGAGCTCGAAGGAAGACGCCAAGGCGAAGGCCAAGGCGATCAGCAACCGCAACAAGGGGAAGTGACCATGCCGCTCAAGCAGGGCTACAGCCAGAAGACCATCAGCCGCAACATCTCGACCGAGGTCCGCGCCGGTCGGCCGCAGAAGCAGGCCGTCGCCATCGCCCTCGAGACCGCCCGCCGCTCGGCCAAGAGCGCCGGGAAGGGTGCCGCCGCCCGCCGCCTGATGGCCAAGTGATGCCAAGGGGAAGACCGTCCATCTACTCGCAGGAACTGGCAGACCGCATCTGTGAGCGGCTGGCCTCCGGCGAGTCCCTGCGCTCCATCTGTGGGGATGACGGGATGCCATCGTGGCCGACCATCTCCAAGTGGCTGAACGAAAAGCCAGACTTTGTTACACAGTACGCACGCGCACGCGAAGACCAAGCCGAGGCCCACGCCGACCGCATCATCGAGATCGCGGACGACGAGACCATCGACGCGAACCACAAGCGCATCATGGTGGACGCCCGCAAGTGGGTGGCCTCCAAGCTCAAGCCCAAGCGCTACGGCGACAAGCTCGACCTCGAGCACAAGGGCGAGGTAGGCCTGACCGTCAATGTCGTGCGGTTCACCGATGCCGATAAGCCTTCCGGCTAACGGCTGGTCCCCCCGCCCCTACCAGTTGGAGGCGTGGGGCGCTCTGGAGAAGGGCTGCAAGCGTCTCGCCTTGGCGTGGCACCGCCGTTCCGGCAAGGACGACATCTCCCTGCACTGGGCGGCTGTGTCTGCCATGACGCGGGTGGGCGGTATCTGGCACATGCTCCCGCAGGCGAACCAGTCCAGGAAGGCCATCTGGGACGCGGTGGACCCGCACACCGGGCGGCGGCGCATCGATGCTGCCTTCCCGCTCGAGCTGCGCGAGACGACCCGCGAGCAGGACATGTTCATCCGGTTCAAGAACGGCTCGACGTGGCAGGTCGTGGGCTCGGACAACTACAACAGCCTGATCGGCTCGCCGCCCATGGGCGTCGTGTTCTCCGAGTACGCCCTCGCCGACCCGAATGCGTGGGCGTTCCTGCGTCCCATCCTCGCGGAGAACAACGGCTGGGCCATCTTCATCTCGACCCCGCGTGGCCGCAATCACTTTGCCCGTCTGGTGGACTACGCCCGCAAGGACCCGGCGTGGTTCGGTCAGGTACTGACGGTCGAGGACACCAAGTCCATACCGATGGCGACCATCGATCGCGAGCGTAAGGAGCTGCGGGTCGAGCGCGGCGACAAGGAAGCCGAGGCCATCATCCGGCAGGAGTATTACTGCGACTTCGACGCCGACATCCCCGGTGCCTACTACGGCGATGCCATCCTCAAGGCCGAGCAGGGTGGCAGGGTGGACGAGTTCCCGCACGTCATCGGCCAGCCGGTCGGGACCGCGTGGGACATCGGCATCGGCGATTCGACGGTGGTCTGGTTCTACCAGCTCATCGGCCAGAAGGTGCGCATCATCAACGTGCTCGAAGGCTCTGGCGTCGGGCTCGACTGGTACGCGAAGAAGCTCCTCGCCATGGACTACGTCTACGCCGACCACATCTGGCCGCACGACGGCGCGGTGAAGGAATGGGGGTCGGGCAAGTCCCGGCTGCAGACAGCGGCAGGGTACGGCCTCAACCCCCGGGTGCTCGAGGCCGACTCGGTGGACGATGGCATCCAGGCGGTGCGCCAGATGCTGCCGGTGGTCGAGTGGAACAAGCGGCCTGACCCGTTCCCCGGCGAGACGGCAGACGAGGCGGCGGCGCGGATGACCCGGGCCATGGACGCCATCCGGCAGTACCGGCGCGAGTACGACGAGCGGCTGCAGCGGTTCAAGGATCGCCCGCTGCATGACTGGACGAGCCACTACGCTGACGCCCTGCGGTACCTCGCCAAGGGTCGCAGGCCGTTCCGAGGGACGGTGCGCCGGGGTGGCCCGGGGGTGGCGGTAGCAGATTACTCAGTGTTGGGCTAGACTCGCGCCAACATCGACCGCGAGGTGCGTTATGTCCGGCCTGTTCAAGCCCAAGATGCCCAAAATCGAACCGCCCCCGCCTGCCCCCGAAACCGACATGGCGAAGCAGCGCGAGATCGAGTCTGGCCGGATGCGCCGTCGGCGCGGTCGTGCTGCGACGATGATGTCCACGCCTGAGACCCGGGCGCAGGGCGGTGTCGGTACCACGAGGCTGCTCGGCGGCGGCATGTAATGGCGACGAAGAAGATCAGCCAGTTCACGTCGCTGGCGCAGACCGACCTCGACTCGGCTGCGGACGTCCTCGCCATCGTTGACACCGGCTCCACGGAGACGAAGAAGGTCACGGCCAAGGCGCTGACCGGCGGCGCGGTGGCCGACATGGTGGCGGTCTGGAACAACGTCGCAACGACCTTCTCGGCCATCAAGATGGATGTGACCGACACGGCCAGTGCCGCAGGGTCGATGCTGCTCAACCTGCTCGTCAGCGGTGCTGCCCGGTTCCAAGTGACCAAGGCCGGTGCGGTGACGGCGGCGAGTTCCATCCGCTCGACCTCGGCCTCTGGCGGCGTGGGGTACGCGACCGGCGCGGGTGGAGTGGTCACGCAAGCAACTTCACGCACGACCGGGGTGACGCTGAATGCCATCTGCGGGCAAATCACGCTTTTTGCTGCGTCGATCTCCGGTCACGAGGCTGACCAGTTCGTGCTGACGAACAGCGCCATCGAGGCCGGTGATGTGGTGGTGACGAGCATCAAATCCGGCCTGACGGCTGGAACGGCCAAGTACTACAACGTCCAAGTGGTCGCGGTCGGTGCCGGTCAATGCACCATCTCGGTCGGCAATATCGACAACGGCACGGTCCCATCAGCCGGGACCGATACGCCTGTCATCACGTTCGCAGTCATCAAGGCCGTGGCGGCTTGAGGTAATCCATGAAGACGGCATACAACCTGCTCTCCAATGCCAGTGCGACGGGCAACTGGTTCCCTTGGCCCGGTGGTCGTGGTGACTTTCGTGTAGAGGCGACCTTCGGCGGCGGCAGCGTGACGCTCCAATGCAAGGGTCCGAACGGCACGGCCATCGCGGTGGCTACTGCGACGACGCTCACGGCGAACGGGCGTGGCACCTTCGAGCTCGGGCCGGGTGAGATTCGCGCAGCGGTGGCGACGGCAACTGCCGTCTACGCTCAGGTTCTGCGTATCGCGGACTCCGGGTACTGACATGGCTACGGGCATCGTCCTTGCATCCAACGCCAGCGCCACGGGTTCGTGGTTCGCATGGCCGGGTGGTCGTGGCGAGTTCCGTGTTGAGGCGACCTTCGGTGGCGGCACGGTCAAGTTGCAGTGCAAGGGGCCGAACGGCACCGCGCAGGATGTGGGTGCAGATGTGACGCTGACTGCGGCTGGTGGTGGCATCTTCGAA